CGCGGCGCGGGCCTTCTACGAGGCGAGCCGGGACGCGATGGAGGCCGGGGCGGTGGTGTCGTGGCCGGCGGTGCGGCCGTTGTATGCGCTGATGTTGATCCGCGCCCAGAACCGCGATGCCTTCGAGAGTGAGCATCAAAACGAGCCGGTGAGCGGCGAGGCGAATCCGTTTGCCGAGGCGTTGCAGTATTGGGCGCAGGTGCCCACGGGCTGCGAGTGCTTTGGCGCCTGCGATCCGAGCCTGGGGCGGCTGAACCGCCGCGGGGACCCGAGCGCGCTGGTGGTGGGGGCCTTTCATCGGCCGTCCGGGCGGCTGTTTGTGCTGGAGGCCAGTGTGCGGCGGCGGACCCCGGACCGGATAATCTCGGACATCATCGCGTTGCAGCGGCAGCATCACTGCCGGTTGTGGGCGGTGGAGTCCGTCCAATTTCAAGAGTTTCTGCGCACCGAGTTGGTGAGCCGTTCGGCTGCCGCGGGGGTGCCGGTGCCAGCGCGCGGGGTGCTGCCGCACGCCGATAAGGGGCTGCGGATCGAGGCGTTGCAGCCGCACTGCCAGAACGGGTTGATCTTGCTGCGGCCGGATCAGCGCGAGTTGATCGAGCAGTTGCGGCATTACCCGGATGCCGATCATGACGACGGGCCGGATGCGCTGGCGATGTTGTGGGATTTGTGCCTGGCGGGGTCTAGGCATACCTATTCACCGATGCGGTTGTTGGGGTTGTAACGAATCATGGCGCTGACGGATACCCAACGCCTGGACGCCTATCGCGGTGCCGGCGGCTATGCGGACGGCACGTATCTGGTGCGCCATCCACGCGAGACCGATGACAAGTTTCAGCGGCGCCAGGCGCTGGCCCGGTATCTGAACTACCCGCGCAAGATCATCGACGCCTACCGCGGGACGCTGTTCGCGCGGCCGGCGCAACGCAGTGGCGAGGCGGCGGCCTGGCAGGCGCTGCAAGTCAATGCCGATGGGCGCGGCGGGCAGATCGATGATGTGATGCGCCGCGCGACGCTGCTCGCCATGCTGTTGGGGACGGTCTATCTGGTGGTGGACCGGCCGGCCGGGGCCTCGGTGACGCGGGCGGATGATGCCGGGCGGATGCCCTATGTGGTGTTGCGGCTGCCGGGGTCGGTGGCCCGGTTGACGCTGGGACCGCTGGGAGAGATTACGCAGATCGTCTTTGCCGAGTCCGGCGCGGACGGGGTGAGTTACGGGACGGGGGTGACGACCGAGACCACGCTGCGCTATCGCGGCTGGGACGCGACGCGCTGGTGGGTGGCCGAGGATGTGGAGGGCCAGACGCTGCTGACGGACCAGGCGACCGGCGCACCACTGACCGGTGAGCATGGGTGCGGCCAGGTGCCGGTGGTGCGGTTGCACTCCACGGAACTGCTGGAACTGACCGATGAGCGGGCGGCGCCGTGGGCGGAGGGGGTGATCGCGCTCACCGACGATCTCTACAATCTATGGAGTGAGCAGCGGGACCTGCTGCGGTCGCAGACCTTCAGCATCCTCACCCTGCCCTTCAAGGATCCGGGCGAGGTCGACCGCTTGCGCGAGTCGGGTCTGACGCTGTCGACCGAGAACGCCCTGCCCTACTCCAGCGACGGCGGCGGCCAGCCGGCCTATGTGGCGCCGCCCGATGGGCCGGTGACGGCGTATCGGGAGACGATTCGGGACTGTGTGGCGCGGCTCTATGAGCTGGCGAATTTGGAATTTACCGGGGGCGTGCAGTCCTCGGGGGTGGCGTTGGGCTTCCACCTGCGGGCGGCGGACGACACCTTGAGCCTGCTTGCGCAGGCGCTGGAGGCGGCCGAGATCGCGTGCGGTCGGCTGGCCTGTGGGTGGATGCGGGTCGACCCTGGCACCGATCTGCGGGTGGTCTATCCACGGGCCTTCCAGGTGCAGGATTTGGCCGCGCGGTTGGCCGAGGATATGGATGCGCTGACGCTGGGGCTGGGGGCGACGACCGAGCGGTTGATCCGCGGCCGGGCGGCGCGGCGGGTGCTGGGGGATGCGGCCTCGCCCGATGATTATGCGCGGATCGATGATGAACAGGCGGCGGGGGCCGATCCGTATGGGGATCGGGTGGCCGCGGAGGTGGGGGCGTGAGCGAGCCGGCGATCCGCAAGATCACTCCGCAGAAGATCCCCGGCGAGATCGACCGGATCAAGCAGGAGCGGCGTGAGGGGTTCAGCGGGCTGCTTGCCGCGCAGGAGGCAGCGCAACGGCTGCGGAAGATCGAGCAGTTGCAGTACGAGGCCGAGACGCATCTGTGCGCGGCGCAGGCGTGCTTTGATGCGATCGCGCTGCTGACATGATGGACGCGGCTGGCCCCCCTCCCCCCCCGGACCCCACGGCGACGCTGGGGCAGTGGAATTATTGGCTCGCGCAGGGGCGCGATGCGGCAGAGACCGCGCGGCGCCTCGCCCTGGTGCCCGCGTGCTATCGCGAGCAGGTCGCGGCTCATCTGCGGGTGGTGGTGCGGCATCGTGGCGACTGATTGGGCGGCGGTGCAGCGGGCGCTGTGGGCCGCGGTGCAGGCCCATGATGCGCGCCTGGGCGAGACGGCCGCCGACTATGCGGCGGCGATTGCCGAGGCGGTGCGGGCCGGCGGGGGGATCTTGGATGCGGCGGGCGCCCAATTTGTGAGTGACTATCTGGATGCGGCCGAGGCGCTGATCCGCGAAGGCATCGCCGCGGCGGTGCAGCCGGTGGCCGCGACCGTGCCGGCGGAGCTGCGTTCCGCGCTGATCGCCGAGCGCACGGCCGCGGCCTATGCCCAGCGCTGGCCGGATGGGTTGACGCTGAGCCAGCGGGTGTGGGCCTGGCAGGAGCAGACCCGCGCCGGGGTGAGCGCGGCGGTGGCGGCCGGGGTGCGCACCGGGCGGGCCGCCGACGCGGTGGTGATGGACATGCAGCGGGCGATCGAGGCGGCCTCTGGCGAGCGCTTTACCATCGCCCAGCAGGCGCGCGAGGATTGGGCGGACCGGCTACGCCAGGCGGCGCGGGGCAGCATCAAGACACCGGGGGCGATGGCGCACTGGGTCAAGACGGTGAAGGAGGCCGAGGAACACGTCGCCTCCTTGCGCGTGGGCGGGACGCGGCGCCAAGCCGAACATGCCCTGGCCAGTATCCGCCAGGCGGTGGCCGCGGGGCGGCTGGACCTGGTGGACAAGCATCTGGAATGGTGGCTGTACGATCGGCAGTTGTACGGGCTACGGCGCATCGCCCGCACCGAGATGTCCACCGCGCATCATCAGGCGGTGATCGCGGTGTCCGAGGAGGACCCGGAGGTGCTGGGGTATCGGTGGCGGCTGTCGGCCAGTCACCCGGTGGCGGATATCTGCGACTATTACGCGGACGTGGATTTCGGGATGGGGGCGGGGGTGTGGCCCAAGGAGCAGGTGCCGAAGGGCAAGGCGCATCCGCACTGCGTGCTAGGAGATACCCGGATTCAGGTCCCTGGCCGGATCGTCGCCGCAACCAAGTCGGGCTATCAAGGCCGGGTCATTGAAATTGTGTTGGCCGATGGACGCGGCCTTGCCTGTACCCCGAATCACGCGGTATTGACTGCGCGGGGGTGGGTTGCGGCGCAGTTCATCCGCCAGAGCGATCAGGTAGTCACGGCAGGCGTCGCGCAGCCCGGAACGCCGTACCAGGATCACGACGACATGCCACCCAGCGTCGAGCAGGTATTTCTGGCGCTCCTCAAAACGGGCGGCGTGTCGGCCGTAACTGTGCCAGTTGCCGCCGAACACTTCCACGGCGATGGGGGGGGCATGAATGGCGAGGTCCACATTGTAGATGTGGACGGCCTTCTGTTGAGTGAGATCGAGGCCCGCCTCCCGCAGCATTGTCGCGAGCTGATCCTCGGCGGGGGCGATGCCTGCGGGTCTGCGCTCCTTGGCGAGCGCGTTGGCGACGCGATGCGCCACGCTCTTGGGCTTGCCGCGGACGGCGGCGTGGGCAGGGGCAGTGAGGCGCTGACGAAACTCCCGGCTGGTGCCGGACATCCAGAGCCTTTGACTTTCGGTCAGCGGTCTGACGGCGATGCCGCGCGCGCGCAGTCGGTGCGTGATGATGGAGCGGGATATCCCGGTTTCGTGAGCCCTGGTAGCGCTGCACGAGGTCGTCGAGATTCGGGATAAAGAGTTCGCGGGGCATGTCTATGACCTGGAGATCGACCGGCATCATTGGTATGCGGCAAACGGTATTGTGGCACACAACTGCATGTGCTCCTTGACCCCCACCACGCGGCCGATGCGCAAGGATGGGGTGCGGGGGGCGACGGATGTGGCCGACTTCATGGAGCGGGTGACACCGGCCCAGCGGGAGGCGATGACGCCGCGCTGGGCGCGGGACTTGAACGCGGCGGGGATGCCGTGGGCGCAGATGCA